GAGTTGATTTAGAAGGTGCTAATAATCTTAAAAAAGAATTTTTAGAAAAAGAAAAGAAAGCGCTATTGAAAATTAAAAAAGCTGCGGGTATGGAAGTAGATATATGGGCAGCTAGATCAATTGCAAAAGCTTTTGATAAGTTGAAGATATCTTATCCTTTAACAGAAAAGGCTAAAGAACCATCTTTTACTCAGAATTGGCTTACTAATTGTGAGGAACCTATAGCTGGTTTGATTCGTGAAGCTAGAGAAGTGAATAAATTTCACTCTACTTTCATCGATTCAATTTTTAAATTTGAACATAATGGGAGGGTACATGCGGAAATAAATCAGTTAAAGGGTGATGCAGGGGGAACCGTTTCCGGTAGGCTCTCTTATGCTCATCCGAATTTACAGCAAATTCCAGCTAGGAACAAGGAACTCGGACCCAGGATCCGATCTTTATTTTTACCAGATAAAAATTGTCGATGGGGATCATTTGATTACTCTCAGCAAGAGCCACGACTGGTAGTTCACTATGCATCAAGTATAGGGTTTGAAGGATCTGAAGATTTAGTAGAAGCGTATCATAATGAAAATACAGACTTTCATCAAACTGTAGCTGACATGGCAGGCATTCCGAGATCTCAAGCTAAAACAATTAATTTAGGAATTTTTTATGGTATGGGTAAAAATAAATTATCTAGAGAACTTGGTATAGATAAGCAGCAAGCTGAACAAATTTTACAAGAATATAATAAACGAGTTCCTTTTGTTAAACAATTAGCTAACAAAGCATCTGATTCAGCTAATAAAAATGGTGCTATCTGGACTCTTAAAGGCAGGAAATGTAGATTTGATAGTTGGGAACCAAGTTCCTTTGGAATACATAAAGCTACAAATTTTGAAGATGCAGTAAATAAATATGGTAAGAATAGTATTAAAAGAGCTATGACCTATAAAGCTTTAAATAGATTAATTCAAGGATCAGCTGCAGATCAAGTAAAACAAGCAATGATTAATTGTGCAAAAAAGAATTATTATCCTTTGATTCAAATACATGATGAACTTTGTTTTAGTATTCCCTATGAAAGATTAGAGCCAGCATGTAAAGAAATTAGAGAAATAATGGAAGTTTGTATACCTGAGTTGAAAGTTCCTTCAAAAGTAGATATAGCTGTAGGAAAGAACTGGGGACAAACGGATGACTTTAATTGTTAAAGAAATATTAAATATGGGCAAGTGCCCCAAGTGCACAGAGTACACTCACTTCAACAAAACTAGAAAACCTACAATATTTACTTGTGCGATATGTGATTCTTTCGTTGAACAAAAAATTAACGGAAAAGTTCTCTATAAGGAAGTTGAACTTCCTGGAATATTTATAGATAGATAAATTTAAGTTTCTATTTTATTACTTTCAACAATCAATTCTTCTTTAGCATCTGTCACACATTGATCGTTAATCTTAGTTTTAAGATCTTTAACTTTAATGTCTATCCATCTCATGTCAGGAGTTACTTTTTTCTGTTGTAACGCTTGGTTGGCCCACTGATGTTCCAACTTTAGTTTCTCCTGTACTAACTCGTGTAGGCTCATTGCTCTTCGTCTCCTCAAAAGTTATAAACAGCACTCTGTGATCTCTAAATCCGCCACCATCCTTAAAGATAACGTCGCCATTATTTACAGCATCGGCCATAACTTGCTGGGCATGATCATCATTCGTTGCGTTTACGGTGTAATCACAATAAAGCTCATTATACCAGCATTTAAACCGATAAGCTTTCATAGGAACATTATATGCATTTTTATCTAGTCCTGTCAAGTCTCAACCTTAGGTTTTATTTCAGGCTTTTCTGGGGGAACTATGACGAGAGTACAGTCAAATTTGATGTATATTTGGTGCTTATTTACCTCTTCACGCCCTATTTCTATGGTTTTGTCCCTGGCTTTTTCGTATCCAGCTACCATACATGTGTAAGAATCGGTGTATTGTGTTGGAAATGTGAAGGGCTGCAGGCACTGATTAGCTAACCCGGAACACATAATAATAGTTAATAAATAAGACATCAGTCACCCTATACTTTTTAAAACTCTTTGTAAATAACTCTTGCTTTGTGATGGGATATATTATATTAATATGGGATAAACAAAGGATGGTAACAATGGAAAAAAAAGAAATAACGGCAAAAATAAATACTTTGATCGAGATGTTATACATAGTAGGTCAAAAAAAAGGTCTTACTGAAGCTGGTGATATTTTTACACACAGGACTGAAGCTGTTGAAACTAAAACAGAAATGGTTGCAGCTAATACTTTAGAGTCTTCTTCGAGTGTTGTAATGGGCTCTGACCCTCACCCTACAGTTCCTCCAATTAAGCCAGTTGATATTAAATCCATTACAATTGAACTGGAAGATAATAAATTAGTTTTAAAGTTGGGGAATGAAGTTAGAAATACACATACTACTCCAATTGCTGACACTAAATTCACTCAATTGTTAAGTATGATTAAGGATCAGTTTGCTACGTGGAACGCAACTAATGGAAAGGATAACTAATGAGTAGTTTAAATTTTTATTGTTTAGTTATGTGTTTATTTGCAACAATAGTAATGGTGGTAACAATATGAGTAGAACAGAAGGATCAATAGAGTATCATTGTAACTGGGCTGTCTTCTCTAAAGCTGTTCACAGCATTCTAAAAGAAGTACCTACTCTAGACTCGAATGGAGGGGTACTTGATAAAGATGACTATCGTTGGAAACATGCAAAAAAAAGATTAGTTAATACGGTCTTTGAACCTACTGGTGGAGATCGTGGTTATAACTTCTTTGATGAGGATGCAGCGGACAACACTATTAGAGCAGAGTTAAAAAGAAGATTACAAAATAAACTAACACTATGATTGCACTAGCTGGAACAATTAAAGCATTGCTTTTAATCTGCTTATGCATCGGAATATTTTTACCGAGAATAAGTTTGTTGATTCTAGTTTGTGTAATGTGGTACTTAATATAAAGAAAGGAAATATGGAACCTAATAATATATTGTATACTTGTAAGCATCATGGAGTAGACACTTATCATTTAATTAAAAACACTGAACATAATTACCCAGGGATGGTTTATGTTTGGTTTAAAGATAAAAAATTTGGTGATGAAAAAATGTGGGTAAAAATTACAGAAGGCGATTGTAATAAAGGTGTAGGTACTTTAAGTAACATACCTATAAAGATTAAGCATATGGATTATGGTGCTATCATTAAATTTAAAACTAACAAAGAAGGAATAACTTATGGACATCAGTAAATGGAAATCAGTGGCTGTGCGAAAAAAATCTCACACCCTGTTGCAGGCTCTATGTTTAAAAGAATATAGAAAACCGGCAGAATACATTGAACTTCTTATTGATAAAGAAGTGCAAAGAAGAGCTAAGGATAGAGGTATGACACCGGAAGCTTATGAGGCTAAAGTATTGAAAGATATGGATAAAAGTGGAGGGAAGAATGGAAGGAAAAAGTAAAGAAAATGTTGGAAACGTTGTTGATAATGGAGTTGGTAGCTGTCATTTATGTAATGGCAACCACTACGTAACTACCACTCATAATGGGGGATTGATTCTTTTACAAAAACCCTTGCAAACTGTTGACACATCCTATAGCAATTGTCCTATATGCGTTGTACAAAACGCTACAACAACGGAACACGGACCAGTGACGAACTCAAATGATAGGGGACAGCTTCATCAATGAGTTACCATCATCGATCTTCCACAGAACTGTCTCCTGTCATGAAACACAGGAGCAATGTATACAGAATACGAATCACAACCGGCGGAGCCGGAGACTCGTCTATGGAAGGCAGTCTTATGGAGAGCATTTGATGACACTCTTTATAGAGGAATTGAGAAAAGTCTCATTGTGGCTAAGAAGGCTGCACAAAAATGGTTTAGACTTAAGTCAAAAGATTATTCACGGGTGTGTATGTTCGCTTCATATGACCCAGAATATGTATTTGATAAGTATAAAAAAATATCTAAAACTAAACCCTATTCTTTTACGATATTTCAAAAAAAATATCTTAAGAAAAGAGCCAGGTACTTTCGATGACAATTGAAGGCGATAGCAGAGAATACGATTTGTTAGCAGCTCACTGCGAAACATTAGGCAAACAATTTCCAAATAGAAAACTTTTATTAACTGCTGAGATTGGAGTTAGAAAAGGATTAAGCACTAAAATTATAATGGAGTATATCCGACCAAATTACTCGGGATTACACTTTCATATCGGGATAGACCCTTACGGAGATTTAATTTACGAACATTATGACAAAGTTAAGGCAACCAAATTAGATTATGACGAAAAGATGTTATTAGAATTTAGAAAAGATTTTGCTGAACAAAAAAGATTTAATCACATGCATATGACTGATAAGGTCTTTATGGAGAAATATTATTATGGAGTTGAGTTTTATCATGAAAGCAAGCAGTACTTATTAAATGAATATGGATTAGTACATTTTGATGGACCTCACAAAACTACTGACGTAATGAATGAAGCTGTGTTTTTTGCTGAGAGATCTGCACCTGGGTCCTTATTTATTTTTGATGATTGGAAGACTTATAATACACATTTAATTAGGGAGGTCTTGAATGAATATGGTTTTGAGTTTATATCCAACGGCGATAGAAAAATGATTATGCAAAGACCTATAAATGAACTTAATAATAAAAAAGATAATAGTAAAAGTTAGAATGAAATATGCTGATTTCAGAGGACATCATGGTAAGAAATGGAACTATGAGCCTTCAGAATGTTATATGGGGCGTAGAAAGAAACGATGCCTAAAGAAATAACTATAAATAATTATATTAAATACTGGGATTATAGCACCCCTACAGGTCATCAGATTAAAATTGCTTATGGTAAATTAAATAAATCTAAAACATTAATAATTAATTTAAACTGGCCAGATAGGTCAAGAGATAAAGAAGGGAGGGTAACTACACAATGGCCGAATGGAAAGAAATAACTAAGGAAGAATTTGATGCACCGGCAGAGCCAACTAATGATTATCAGACTTTGTTGGAAATGTGGCGGGAAGAAAAGAAGAAAAGGCAAGACACTGAAAAAGAATTAACAGAAGTTAAAGAAGATAATAAAAAATTAGCTAAACAAATAGAAGACCAAAGAGTGGACCAAGGGGGCTGGAGAAATAGGTAGACTAATGAGGTAAATTAGTTTAATCTGTTAAAGTCTTTTTACATATAAAAGACTCCTTTCAGGGCCAGGGAAAGCGAGAGTGGAACCTGGCTCGTAAGATCGAGTGAGCATTCCTTATATTTTGTTTTTTTTCATCTTTAGTTGCTCACTTGATCTGTATTTGGACCAATGTTTCACGTGAAACGTGTAATGTGGATAAAACCCAAAAAGCTTTTTTTTAATTTTATACACGGCTCTACTTAATAACAATTTTTTGCCTTAATTCACTTTGCTCAATTCTAGAGCGTTTCTCAAAAGTGCATATGATATACTAGGATATAAATAAAAAAGGAGTTGTATGACACATGTATGGAGGCATCCTAAATACTATGCTGAATTAAATAAGCTGCGTAAAGAAGAGGAAGCCAGGGAACAAGAGAAGGAAAAGGAAGAAGAACAGGAGACAGAGGAGTAACTTTCAGGTATCTATATAGATACTTTGAAGTATAAGTACTTCTAACTATATTTTACCTCAATAGTACTCAGACTAACAGAAAAACAGTTATTAAACAGTAATACCAACACTTATTTTGTCATACTAGTACCCAGAAAGTACCCAGAATTTCATACTACTACCCTAAAGGGCTGGTGACCTTTCCTTGCAATTGATATATATTTAGTCTAGATAATCTTATACAGGAGCTGGAAATGAAAGAACAGATTAAAAAAAGAATTACATCGTTGTTAGATAGATATGAACTTGAGTATAAAGTCATAATGATTGTAGCAGTTGTTTATTTATTAGTAGCACACATAGGAGCATGTATCTAATGAGTAGAACTGGACTTACTATTGCTAACAAAAAGAAAACACATTTACATTTAACACCAAAGCAAAGAACTTTTGCTGAAGTGTTTGTTGCGCACTATCCGAACATAACGAAAAAAGAAGCTGCTGAAAGAGCTGGGTATTCTAAACCTACTTGTGAGAAGTGGGGATCTATATTAACTAACCCGGATAAATCTCCTCATGTAGTTGCTTATATTGAAGAGATGAGAGAGAAAGGCATAACTCATTATAAAGATTTTTTAAGACATTTAAAAAGACTCGATGGTTTATCTAAAAGAGCAGAAGACAAAGGACAATTGGCTGCTGCTATTAATTCTGAATTTAGATTAGGTCAAGCGGCAGGATTTTACATTGATAGAAAAGAAATTAAGACGCAGAATTTATCTGCACTTAGTAAGGATGATTTAATTAAATCTATTAAGGAGTTAAAAGATGAGCTTGGCGAGACGAAGGTTATCGAAATATCAGAAGACGCTACAGAAGTTGAAAGCGACGGCGGAAAAAACCCAGACGTTTAAAGATTTTTTAGCTGTACTTAATTTTATACATAATAAATCATTTATTCAAACCCAGGTGGGAAAGGTGAAAGTACATGTTAAAAAAGAAAATTAAAATTGGGTATGATAACCTTGCTATTAAGAATATAGTATTTAAGGACCAGACTACATTAGGAGAATATGATGCGCAGCAGAAAACGATTTTATTGGAAAAAAATCTTAAAGGTATTGAGAAAGGGAATACGTTCTTACATGAAGTACTTCATGCCGGGTTGGATTACTCGGGTTTAAGTGCTGACGGTGGTCCTTTAACAAATACAAAAAAAGAAGAGCTAACTGTAAATGCTTTGACTAATTTGTTAGTACAAGTTATTAAAGATAATAAATGGTTCTTACCCTATCTTTCAACACTAATTAATGGAGAAATAAATGTCAAAGGGCCCAGAAGCAAAGTTATGGCAAGACGTAAAAAAAGGATTAAAAGACGCGCATTTAGTAAGAATAGAAAGTAGAGTAGGACTTGGTATACCTGATGTAAATGGGTGTATTGATGGTAAAGAGTTTTGGTTAGAGCTTAAGGTAATAAAAGGAAACTCACTTCGGCTATCTAAGTTTCAAAAAGCCTGGATTTACGAGAGATTAAGAGTTGGAGGAAATGTTTTTGTGTTGGCCCGACCCCTCTCGGGTTCGGTCTTAAAAGTTTACGATTGTCGTACCGTGGTCACCGGTCCTGGACTCCCGTTTCCCGTTTTAACGTTAGAGAAACCATATGACTGGTCTAAACTAATTAGCATGATGCGCAGCGTCCCCGGCCAGAGATCCCGTAATCCCGTTTCCCGCAACAATCCTCATTAATTCGCTGTTTATATATGAAGCTGGTTCACCGGCGCCGGCAGTTTCTCCTCACGGATTGTCAAGGAAAATCACAAGATGTAGAATCCCGTTCCCGTTTGTACACAAATTCTGGTGTCATTGTCCCTGAATCATTACCAGCGTACGCGGGCTCCGCGCGAGATGCTGGAGCGTCTTTCTCCTCATTTCTACCACATCTAGTATCCCGTATCCCGTTTATACACAAAGTGTAGTGGCTTGACTTTTGTAACCTTATAAACTGGCCAGCGGCCGGGGACATTTTTTTACAGGTTTCATTTGTCAGAAAACATAAGGAAAATGCCATTCCCGTTGAGCTGTAAAAAATTTCGAGCTTCGCTGTTTATATATAAAAGAACTGGGACCATGAGCTCACCATGCGTGATGGTCCTCAAAATTTTTTGTTGACATTGGTATGGGAGATGATAGGTTCTGGATGGTAGCTCATTAAGATTTTCATTTGCATCACATGCAATTGGCTCCTGTTTCTTGGTGGGCTACTTATAAATGAAAGGACATTATGCAAACTATAACAGACTATTTAAATAAGAAAGATAAAGAAGATGTAGCAGACATTGCTAAACATGGCTGCATTGGAGGCGTCAGTGGATTGATATATTATCATGAGACCAGCGACTTTTACGATGATCACGTGACAGAGATTTGGGAGATGCTGGAAGACGCAGCTGACCAGGAAGGGGTGAAGCTTATGGAGAAAGTATACGCCATTACCAAGGATGAGGAATCCCATCGTACGTTCAAAAACAAGCTAGTGTGGTGGGCCGTCGAGGTTCGCGCACAGGAGCTGCAGGTAGAGAATGCCATTTCGGTTGGACAAGCTTTGAAAAATGACCACTGTAATATTAAACCGGCAGCTGGGCCCGGCAGCGAACCAGCTGTGAAAATACCGTAATCCCGTATCCCGTGATATACGCTCTGTATACTGTAGGTATAATATCATTACTGGCATCTGGCCCGGCACGGATCGTGCTGTTGGTTGGGATTGTATTTTTTTTATATTCTTTACTTTAATTCTTGACTTATCCTCGTGGGATAGCTATATATAAAATAACAAAGGAGTCATATGGACAAAGATAAACTAAAAGAACTAACAGAAAAATTTATGAATAATTTCCCTGTTGAGTTCACAGCACTAAAAGGTCAAGATACTTGGGATTATCACGACATTGATATGTTTCATAGCTATGCCTGTCATATAGGAATAGATTGTTTTGACTTTCATAATAAAAAAGTAGAAGAAGAAATGCCTAGTTTGTTTCTTATTCCTTTTGAAAGAAGATTGATTACAGCACGAGGTAGTCAGTTTATTCAAATGGGTAAGGACGCAGGTGTGTTAGGAGATGATAAGCCTGATTCAAAATATGCAGTTGCATATATTGGGTGTAAGTTCACTACTAATCTATCTAAAAATATGGCAGTTAAAGTTATATCAGGTATGCTTGATGACTTTAATGCTCAATACTATTCATTTATTTCTGAGGCTTGGTGTGTTAAAGCTAAGGGTGAGAATGTACCTATTAAAGAATTAGAGGTAGCACCTAGC